GGTTTCTTTGGTTTAAATTCTGGAAATTCAATTTTTTCAATTTCAATAGGTTTAGCAACTTTAGTTTTTCCAATTTCTTCTAATAATGATTCTATTTCTTTTTTAGTTTTATAGGATTCTTTGAATCCATATACGCCCAAAGGGCTATTATCTTTCTTTGGTTTCTTTGGTTTAAATTCTGGAAATTCAATTTTTTCAATTTCAATAGGTTTAGCAACTTTAGTTTTTCCAATTTCTTCTAATAATGATTCTATTTCTTTTTGAGTTGTTTTTTTAGGTTTTCTTAATTGATCCATAAATTTTTTGGCTTCTTTAGGATTATTACTTTTTAATAATTCCTGATGTTTTTTAATATTTTCAATAAATTGTTTTCCTTCTTCTGATAATGGTTTTGAATCTGTTTTTTTATCAAGACCAAGTTTTTTAATTCTTTCCAATCTTTTCTTTTCCTGTATATCATTAATTTTATCATTAATTTCTTTCCATAAATTTTTTAATTCTTCTTTATTAAGTTTATTTAATTTTTCTTCAGGATAATCTGATAAAGGATATATTTTACTTAATATATTATCAAAATCATCTAATAGTCCTCTTATTAGTTTAATAAGAGTTTCTTCTTCTACACTTTTTGGAATATATTTTTTTAATATTTCATCAATTAATTTATCTTTTGTATATTTTTCAATTGGCTTATCTTTATTATCAAATATTTCATATAAATATTCTTTACTTAATTTTTTTAATTGATTAATATCTTTATCTTTAATAAATTTATTTATTTTATTAATTTTAGCACTTTCATTTTTTTCTTTATTTTTTTTATTATAATCATTAACTAATTTTATATATATTTCAAATTCTTCTTTACTTAATTTATCTTTTGGATTAAACGTTGCAATTTTAAATGGTTGAGAAGCAGGAATGGCTAAATATTTTTTAAATTGTTCTTTACCTGTTTTATTTAATGCTTCTTCATCTTTATTTATCATTTCTTTAAAAAGTTTTTGTTCTTCCTCTGTTGTGTTTTTAATATCAAAAATATAATTAAATATTGGTTTTAGTTTTGTCATTATAACTTTATGAGAATCATCAGAATGAGTAATTTTTATGTATTTATCATACATTTCTTTTAATTTAGGATTACTAAAAGATTTTTTAAGTTTTTGTAGATTATCTTTTTTTTGTGTTGGTTTTACTTCATTAACTCCCCCTTTCATTTTCTTCTTCCACATTAAAACTAATTCAACCCCATTTGGTAAAACTTCAGTAGAATAATTATATCTTTTATCGGGTAATTTTTGACGATATCTATAAAAATTAATTGTTTCATCAACTTTTTTTGGTATTTTATAATCGTGATCTAATAACCATTTATGAGACTCTTTCAATGTAAAACCATTTTTAGGAAAATTAACAGCGTGTAATTTAGATTTAGTTTTTACTTTAGGAATTAAAACACTTTGTATTTTACTTTTCATTATATATAATGTTTATAAAAAAATTATATATATTTTTGGATTATTAATATTTATTACATATATTTATAAAAAATAAATATATATTTTTAGATTATTTAACGAATATATTTACCTAAACGACCACCACTTGGAACACCACCAGACATGACACCACCAGACATTACACCCCCTGAGGAATCACCCATTTTACGACCTTTCATATATTTCATCATATTCATTACACCACGATTATCACGAACACCACCGACCATTCGTTCATAATCAGATTGAGATAAACGAGGAACACCAGAACCATCTTTTGCACTCATTACCATCTCTTTATTTAGCACACCAGTGAAAGATTGGCACGAACCTTGATGAGATACCATATAACCAGATGTAATAGTAATAACAACAATTTCGGGAGTAATTGTTGATGCGGATTGATTTACAAAATCGAGAGAAAATTGGAGATTATAACTACCTAATGAAGATGCAGAAAGGTATTCTGGTAAATTGAAACAATAACTCGGTTGGAGAACGAGTAAAGAACCAGTAGTTGGAATACTTTGAGAACCACCAGTAGCAGAAGAACGATTAGCAACCCCTAAGAATTCAAGGTATGATTGAGAACTTCCAGCCTTTTGAGAAAGTTCCCATAATTCCTGAACGGATGCAGAACTTAAAATACCTGATACATTGTTAAAATTGACAGAAATATTTTTAATAGCACAGAAAGAATCGCTATCTTTTGCGGTTTGGTCGGCAAGTCGTTTTCTTACTAAAATAATAATAGAGTCAGGGATTTGATTAAGAGCAATATTAGATGATGTAATCGTTGCAGATGCACCAGCAAGAACATTAGCATTATTTGTTCCATTGGTAATATAACGGTCATATTGTAAAAGAGGTAAAATATTACGAGCCGAAATTTTAGCATATTGAGATGGTTGAACGCTTAAATAATTTACTAACATTCTTAAATTTGAGAAACCACTTCCAGAGGTTGCAGTTCCATAAGCAAAATTATAAGTGTAATCATTAGAGGTTCTGAAAACTCGTTTTAATGCACCATCAAGAGTAAAGTTAAATGAAAAGTTATTAATTCCAAGGAATCCCGCTTCATTTGATACACACGGATTAGAAATAAAAGGTGAAAGAAATAAAAGAGGTTCAGTTAAATGTGTAGATACTGAAATAGTCCAAGTATCAGTTAAATCAGTAGAAATAACTGATGCATCAGTTAAAACACCACCTACATAATGTTGAATTACAATATTTACTGGATGACTTCCACGACCCCTTAATTTATTATCATATCCATTATTATTAAGAGCCCCTAATGGATTTGCATTAGTTCCAACAGCATCAGAATAATTATAAAAAGTATCATCAACGAGAGATGGCGTCCATCCATCATAATGAGTATGTATTTTTTGGTCGTTCATACGAAGTAATGGGGCTAATACATCCTGAGTATTTACAGATAAGCCACAGTTATTAATAAGAACATTTTGAGTTAAATAACAACTATTAAGCGGATAAGGCCCAAAACCATCAGTATTACCCCAACTGAATGCAACTTGACCCACTGGAACTTGTGATACAGTAATTATAAAATTCACATCAGTATCAATAAGAAACCGACGAGATACAACAATATTTTCAGATGGAACATTAATTTGCCACGAATGCGAAGTATTAGAACTTGTATTTGATTGTTGCGGTTGGTATGTTGATTGTTGCGGACCACCTTGAACGGCAAATGAAATTTCACCAGAAATATCTTCTATCCGAGAGTCATTTATTAAAACAGTTTTTAAATCGCTCATATTATATACTATTAAATAGATTTAATTAATTTAAAATTTTTTATATTTTTTAAATTAATTAATTTTTTATAATCTTTTTTATGCTTTTAAATATTCTGATTTCTTTTCAAAAAGTAATTTAATACTTATACTACATCCAGCGGGTAATAGAACTGGATTTAGGCGACCTTGTCTATCCTTATAATATACACTTATATCTATATTTGATAATGGTTTATCACCCACTAATGATACTCTTCTATATTCACCACTTGGAATATAAGTTATAATAGGTTTATATATGCCATCAGTTGCAAAATCGGTTATAACTTGAGATTGAATATTATTATTTCCACTTTGTTGTTGATTTACACCATTAATAATTAATGCGGGCACACCTTCATTATTTGGTATAATAGGTAGTGTATTAGATGCGAGAGCAATAGAAATAATTGGATTCCACGCACTAATAGTTGAGAATTCTTGAAATACTTGATAAGCACTAAATAAAGTTGTTCCTGATGGAGGGTAATCAGTAATAGTAGCAACAGAAAAAACATTAGTTTGAATTAAAAAGTTTCTATTATATGCATCATTAAATGATTCAATTAAGAAAGGGAAAGAACTAAATAATTGTCCCATTGCTTGATTAAAAAATATTTTAATACCACCGCTATTTAAATCATATCCATCTACATCAGCATTAATAATAGCAATATTATTTAATGTATCATATGTCATTACAGGAGCAAAAGCACTTGGTAATACGCCACCATAAACAGCATTTAAATTATCATAAGCAGTTTGAAAGCATTGATTAACCAAATATATCCAATATTGATAAGTATATATATCATAATAACCTTGACTATTATCTTGTAATTTATCAGATGTTGCAGAAGGGGCAGGCGGTATTTGGGCTATTTTATTTTGAGGAGAAAATGAAACATAAGCAGGAGCACCAATTGAAGCCCCATATTGTAAAGTAATACTATATATTGTTGCATTTGGGTCGCCACTATTAGTTTGTATCAAAGGAATAAATATAGGTAAATAATTTGTATCTAATTGCCATCTTGCAACTATTAAATCATATTTAAATGGGTCATAAATAATAGGACTACTTCGGGTTTCGTTATAATATGCTACTGGGGGTTTTTGGTTAGTATTATTTAAATTACTTATAACCATATCATAATAAACTTTATCTGGTAAAAATCGCGGTTGTGTTGTTGTCATATAATAAACGATAGATAAGATTTTAAATAATTATTTTTAAACTTTTTTATAATAAATTATATAATATAATAATCTATTTTTAGATTATATTTAGATTATTCTATTATATAATGTAAATTTAGATTAAATTAGATTATTTTAAGATTATATAAGAAGGATAATTTATAAATTATCATCAGTGATAACCTAATTTCAGATTATTATTTAGTGATAATCTAATTTTACATTATTATTTAATGATAATCTATAATTTAGATTATATTTTTAGTAAATATAATCTAAATATATTAAAATAATTTAAAAAGTTGGTCTTAAAATAATCCGTGAAGTCATATCAACATCATTTACATCACCATCTAAAGTAGCAGCACCTACTGACATTTGTGATACTAACATATTCATAGATAAAAGATATGGTGGGATTACACCTGCAACGGCTGGTTTTGGTGGTAATACAATTCGTTGAGTATGATTAATTGTAAGAATAACATTAGCACCTGTTCCAGAAAATGATGCTGTGTTAGATTGTGCTATAACTGTAGATGTTAAATCAGTAATATCAACGAGTTGTAAAATTGACATACCAACTGTTTGGTTTGCACCATTTGCTGGATTTACACCTGCAATCATTTGTAAGTCATAAGTTCCAGCAGGAACACTAATTGTTAAAACATCTGTAGCATCAGTTATAACTTCAACTGTTTCAAGATCAGCACCATCTGGTAAGGCAATAGCACCCGCTGTATTAACAATCGTATAAACTGGTTTTGGGGAATTAATGAAACTTGAAATAGACATTTTATTATATATTTATATTTAGAATTTATATTTAAAATTTTTTATATTATTTTAATATTTTTCAATTATTATTAAATATTCTATTGGAATATAAATATAATCTTTCTTATTTGGTTCTTTACTGTTTCTATCAAAATTCTTAATTTCAAATGTATCAAATAATTCTTTATTATATTTAATATATGTTAGACAATCAGTAAATTTAAATATTAATTTGGTTTTCTTACTACCCCCTATTTTATTTCGTCCTATCATTGTTGTAGGATATTTATTTAATGTATTTGTTCGTGTTTTCAGTTCATAATAATATTTACTACATTCATAATCAAATGGCGATAATTTATTATCTATCTCAACAATATCTTTTTTAAAGTATTCTTTTAATTTTGGTAATAAATTTTTTTGTTCTATTATTCCAGAAGCATAATCTTTAGGATAAAATGATGGCATTTTTTATATATTAATATAAGATAGAAAATAAAAATAATCTAAACTAATATTAAAAATTCTAAAGATTTTTTTATTTTGTATTAATATATAATGTCTGAAAAAGAAAAAGTAATTGAGAAATATAAAAGAGAATTAAAAAAAATGGTATCAGAAGACGATTTCATTCGTAATTTTGGATTAGATGCAAAAGAGAAAATAATGAAATATAGCGAATTGGAAAATTATAATAATATTGATGAATTAATACCATTATTAGATGATTTCAGAATATTATTATTAGAATCAGAACCGTCGGTAGGTCATTGGGTTTGTTTAATTCGTAAGGGCGATACATTAGAATTTTTTGATTCTTATGGAAAAACACACAAAGGAGAATTAAAATATATACCTAAATTTATTAATAAAATGTTAAATCAACCTGAAAATTATTTAACGAGAATAATGAAAAGTAGTAAGAACCCTATATTTTCAACTTTAAAATTACAAAGTGATAATCCTGATGTATGCACCTGCGGGCGTCATTGTATTGCTCGTATTTTGTGTGGTAAGGCTGGATATAATTTAGATGATTATGAAAAATTAGTAAAAAAAGAATGTAAGAATAGAGAAATGCCCCCTGATATATTAGTCTGTCATTGGATACCTATCAAATAAATGTCTGGTAAGTAGCCTAATTATTATCTTTTAGGGGACTTAGGCGACAAGTAAGGAAAATATATACTTATCAAATATAAATAATGTCTGGTAAGTAGCCTAATTATTATCTTTTAGGGGACTTAGGCGACAAAAATATATACTTATCAAATATAAATAATGTCTTGTAAGTCCCTTAATATCTTATTTTTAGGGGACTTAGGCGACAAAATATTAATCAGTTTTAACATAATTTGAATCAATAACATTTACTGAATTACCCATTGCATTAGCATCTTTAATTTTTTCTTTATTTAACTCACTATATTTGTCTGTTAAGTATATATTTCGTAGTAAAGACGAACCAATCTTTTTATCAAAAATCTTATATAATATTTTTGTTATACCGTTTTTATCTAATTCTGAACCATCCATTTTTTGTAATATATATTTTTTAATTTTAAATTTCTTAATCCAACTAATTAATATTAAATATAATTTATCATTAACTTCTATTTCCTGACTTTGATAAGTGCCCTTTGTTTTATAGTTATTAAATATCATCTTCTTTTTAGAAATATCAAAATAATTATAATCTTTATCTTCTGTTCCTTTATACTTTGAAACTGCAATTAATTTTAAGTAGTCTAAATTTCTTCGGGGTGGTTGTAATACATATAACGATAATACAACATAAGATAACATTTTATTATATTCATCTATAGAAAGGGTTTTCTTCTTAAAAAGTGGTTTAATTTCTTCTTCTAAATTATTATAAATCGTTTTTACTTCTTCTTGTGATATCCATTCTTCTTCCTGTTTTTCTGATTTAGTGTTATTAGTTTTTAATTTATCATTATATTCAATTAGTAGATCATAATAAACTTTATAAGGTTTTTGCATTCTTAAATTATTTTTAAGAATAGAACAAACTGCTATAATATAACTTCTGGCTGTTGTATCTTTTTTTTCCTTAATTTGTTTAATAATACTTTCTGTATCTTTTAAAAAATTTAAGTTCTTAATATCTAATCCACCGTTTAATCTTTTTAAATTTGCTTCATATAATTTAAGACTACCTTCACTTAATCCACGACCTGTTAAATTACCTTCTACGACACTATTCATATAATCTATCTTAGATTATTATTTTAAAATAAATTTTTATTTAATAAAAATATTAGGTATAATATATAAATGAGTTATTCAAATTACCAACTTAATAATAGGATTAATAATTTACAAAAACAAATTAATAATTTAGAGCCCTCGACAACGCCGTCCCTTGCTGATGTTCTTGCGGTCAGTCCTGCGGGAGAAGCAGACTTAGACCAAAGCATTACGCTTTCTACTACCTCTACTGCCGAAAGAACAAATGTTTTAGATGGGACAGGAATGGTCGTAGATAATGTAGCAACGATAGACGGAGATACGATAGAAAGCAAAGGCGAAATAAGTGATACTCTTGCTCGTTTTTCAACTTTCAATTCGGCACAAATCCCTTCCCCTACTATCCCTACTTATAGTTCTTTGTTTCAAGCGGATAGTCTTGTCCTTACCGATAACAAGTTTGAAGACCCTGATTACATAACGCATACCCTTACGCTTGAAGCATATCGTATTGGAATTGACGGTGATTTTGGAGAAGTAGGACAGGTTTTAGGTAAAGATGAGATGAATAACCCTGCTTGGATTACGGGTGGTGGAGGTGAAGGCACAACTTTGGAACAGGCAATCACAAATGGAAGCGGGTATGCGACCTCTTCTTTTCAAATTCAACAAATAGAATCTCCTAACTATTCTGAAATGGCGAATGACGGGTTCGTCGCTTACAATGTTGATAATGGGCCTCTTTTTCCTCCTATTCCTACTACAACGACAAGCACTCTTGCCCCTGCGTCGTTGGTTCTTGTATCCGCAGTAAGTGGAAGCGAAACTAAAACGACAACCATAGGGATAGATAGTGTATCTTATAGGACTTCAACTAACGGATACGAAGCGGAATACGAAGAAGACCATATGAGAGTATGGTTATCAGGTAAAGGAACTCCAATATATACAAGCATCTATCCTAATGAGATTACTCTTTACGATGATACATTTGCTATGATGACAGGAACTCTAATGATAGGGCGAAACAAGTTTCAAATTGGAGCAGATGCAGGGTCGGCAGGACAAGTCATCGGTAAAGATGTGAATAATGACCTTGCTTGGATTACTGCTGGTGGAGCAACTCCCTCCATTGCCGATGTTCTTGATGTCGCACCTGCTGGACTTGCTAATTTGGGGCAAAACATAAACATTCCTGCAGGGGATATCGCTCAATATATAGAGGTTAATTCGTTTATGTCAGGAGATGCGTTATACATATCTGCAAATGAGACTTCAACTCCAAATGAGATTACGGATTATACTGGGTTTAAT